CAAAAAACTCGACCTGTCTTTATCATGCCATTCGAGATAATCATTCTCGAACAGATATTCGGCTACAATATTAACGAAAAGCTTAAAGAGAAAGGAAACTTGTTGCATTTCGGACCCAACTCAATGACTAACTTAAAGGAATTGATGAATGAGAATATCCAAAAAAGATTGGGTCGCTATGTCTCTAGATTGGTCAGAATTTGATGTCAATGTTCCAAAATGGATGATTGAAGATACGTTTTCAATAATTGAAGGAACAATCAATTTCAAAGAGATGTCAGATGACAATAAAATAATCCGCTTCAAAAATTCGAATGCACGAAAATATCGAAAAGCTTGGAACTGGTTAAAGTGGAATTTTATTCACACCAAAATAATGGATTTTGATGGTACAATGTATCATAAAAATCACGGCATTCCATCAGGTTCATTTTTCACTCAATTGGTGGGTTCAGTCGTCAACATGATCGCGTGTCATTTTCTAATGAGCTTATCAGGAGTAAAGATCCAGAAAGAAAGATACCTTGGAGATGATTCACTACTTTTTGTCAAGCGAAATCAATTTGACAAACTAAACTTAACCCTGGTTGCAAGATTTGCCTTGGTTTTCCTTCATTTCAAGATAAACGTTAAGAAAGTCAAGATAACAACGCAGAATGGTGAAATTGAATTCCTTGGTTACAAAGGGCAATACCATAGATTTGTTTATAATCCTTTGGAATGGTTCAAGTCTTGCCTGCATACAACTGATAAAGTTTCAGACCTGAAAACTTCAGTTTCAAGAATGCGTTCATATTACGAATTAGGTGGTTGTCATAGCAAATTATTTTCGTCGTTCTATGAATATTTTATTGATTATTACAATGTACAAGAGCAAGGCAGCGAAATCGATTCAACAGCATCTGATGTGTCTGAAGAAGGTTCAGATGCGTCTGAAGAAGGTTCAGATATGTTTTCGGATGAGGATACATGAATGAGCTCAAAATTTTTAACTCTTCACGATTCAACTATGTGTTTCTACCGTTTTCTTTATCCATGTATTATCC